GAATTGTTGGTCCTGTGGTGAAGAATGGCCGCTGAGCTTAGGCTAAATGTTGCGCTTGATCTCCAGTATTTCAAGCGCCAGCTTCCGAAGCTCAGTCAAGCTGCTGCAGGCTTTCAACTGCCCATTCAAGTTAAGTTTGACCGTAGGTCGCTAAATAACGAATTCCGGCTGCTCGGGAATCAATTTAGCAAGAGAAGAGATTACACAATTCAGGTTAATGACAGCCAGCTAGAGATTGCCAGGAAGAAAGCAGAGAATCTTGTTGACTACCTGAAAACCAATCTGACGGGCAAAAAGCATATTGTCCAGATTGAGTACAGAGAAAGTGGGCGCCCCAGTAGGTCTGGTGTTTCTCGCGATGACGCCATAGCGGCGATGGTGGCTCAAGGTCAGGCCGCAGTGTCTGCCATGGGAGCTGCTCGCATGAGTGGCGGCAATGCTACAGAGGCAGCGCGGCGAGCCCAGTTTGAAAGCGACTTAATGCAGCGCACTATGAGCGTTAGCAAAAAAACTGGGAAGCAAGGGCTAAAAGAGATTGCCACAGGATTTGGTGTTGATTTTGCGAAGTCAATCAAAAAATCAGACCTAGCGAAGAAGATTGCCCAGTCTGTTTCATTGGAGGAAATCAGCAAGTTCGACCCTCAAATGAGGCTAAAGCCATTGCGTGGGCAGGGGCAGTTCATGGCTCCTCGCTCTACAGAGGGCCTTGCGAGAATTATTAACAGCATTGCATCTGCAACCGCAAACCCAAAAGCTGCCGGTTTGATGTTGCGGCAGTTGCCGGAAAGCCGAATCACTACTGATCTTGCTGGGCTTGCTTCTAGACAGGCGCGATATTTTGATGAAATTCCAAGCGCAAGAGCTACCGCAAAAGCAACAGGCTTCGACCCTTTGCTGAAAGCAATTTCATTAAATTTTTCTGATTACGCGAGGACAGTTTCTACTTCCAACCCATGGATTGGGAAGATTGGCAATGGCATCAAAGATATTATTGCAAAAGCGACAACGCCAGCCGCCATCAGCAGAACCGCCGCTCTTCCTGCTCAAAGGATAGCCGGGTTACTGCCCAGCCAGGAGATGAGATTTGCTGCGCGTACTGCGGCAGCACAGGCTCGTGGCGGTTCTACTGGAGCGTTTTTCGCCGGAGGGATGGGTGGCGGCGGTGGTCGTCCTCCTCAGAATCTTTTAGGCGGAGCGGGCTTTAGTGGAGGCGGTGGTGGGCCAACGCCTCCTTCTGGTCCAACGCCTCCTTCTGGTCCAGGTGGCCTTGGGCGTGACCGTCTTAGAACCCTGGCACCTTCGCTTGGGTCTTCTTTGCCTGCACTGCCTGGTGCTGGCTCTGTTAGGGAGCTTGCGTCGGAATTTGGCAATGCAACCAAACAAGTGCTGCTGTTTGGAACGGCCTACAAGGCTCTTGCTTTCTTCATGGACTTCCCTTCTCAGGTGGGAAGTGCTGTTGCTAAATTGCAAAGCTTCCGCAACACATTGAATGCAGTAATTCCAGATGCACAAAGGGCCGCTGAGGCGAATCAGTTCGTTCTTGACATCGTTGACAAGTACAACGTGCCACTGCAGACGGCTCGCAATGGCTTTGTAAAAATGTACGCTTCGATGGCGCCAGCAGGGTTCCGGGGAGAAGATATTGAAGGTTTATTTTTAGGAGTGAGCCAGGCTGCAGCGACTTTTGGGCTTAGTGCTGACAAGGTTGATCGGGTTCAGTATGCCTTTGCTCAAATGGCATCGAAGGGCCAGATCATGTCCGAAGAGCTGAAAGGTCAACTCGGTGATGTGCTTCCGGGTGCCATGGGGATTTTCGCCAAGGCTGCCGGTCTTGAAGGCCCTGATGCAATTCAAAAGTTCTCCAAAGCGCTAGAAGATGGGGCTTTCAAGGGCGAAAACATGGTCGCTTTGCTCAAGAATGTTGGCATTGTCATGCAAAATGACTTTGGAGCTGGGGCTGAAGGCGCTGCAAAGAGCTTCCAGGGTTTAATTAACGCCATGAATACCTCCTTCACAAAGCTTTACGAGGCTTTTGAGCCTCTTGCGGTGGAATTCTTGCAGGGCTTCATCTTGCCTTTCACGAAAGGCTTGCAGACGGCTGCTGATGGCTTGATCGCTTTCTTCAATGAAACCATGGCTTCCACCAGGGAAGGCCAAGCCTTTGCGAATCAGCTAGAGGGATTGCGCTCTGCTTTTGATGGAATCAAAGCAAACGTACAGAGTGTTCTGCTGTTGTTCCGTAGCTTCGCTCAAGCCCTTGCTCCGGTTGCTGAATTACTTGTGAATATTGCCGGTAGTCCTGTAGTTGGATATCTCTTGCGAATGTATGCGATTGTCTTGCCTTTGAGCATGGCATATAAGACATTAGCTGGAGTGCTTGTTGTATTAAAAGCTCGCCTTGCGTCGGTGAAGGTGGCGATGACGCTGCTGAATGCAAAGTTCGTGACAGGCGCCGCAATGTCTGCTAGGGCTGCATTGAAAGTAAGAGCTTTAGGATTAGCCCTGAAGGGAGCTTTTGGAAGTACCATAGTTGGCGCGATTCTTCTCGGCCTTGGCTTAATTATTGAAAAGTTTATGTCAATGGGCGACAAGGCCCGCGAGGCTGCCGAAGAGGTGATAAGGCTCAAGGAGAGTATTGAGGCGGCTGCTTCATTAGGCGACATGGTGCCGCTAATTAAAAATCTGGAGTCGAAGCGAACTGCGCGACAGGATGCGGCAAAAGCCTTCCGGGAAGCTCAGACAGAAGCAGAGGCTATGAAGGAGTATAAAACCGGAGGGCCGCAGGCAGCTAAAAAGCTAAAAACAGCCAGGAAGAATTACTTTGATGCTGTGAAAGCTGAGAAGAAAGCAGAGGAAGACTTTGAACGTGGCATTGAGAATAACCAGGCTCAGAAGACCGGAATGAGTGAAGTTTCGCTTCAGCCAATCTCGCTAGATGGCGGCGATAGTGGCGGAGGCACGGCAGGTAGGGGCGCTAAAGGACCTCAAGACATTACGTCGAATCAGTTGATAGTGGCAGAAGCTATCAATCAAAAACGGCGCGAAGGAAACGACCTTGCTGTTGCTCATCTGGAATTTGCCAAAGAATTGCTTGACATTCAAAACTCCGACTTGCAGGCGAATCAAAAAGCTGAACGACTTGATACAGCTCGAACAAATCATGCCATCAGGATTAAAGATCTTCAGGACAAGCGTGCTAAAGAGCAGGCGAAGGCTTTGGCTAAAGAGGCAAGTGCTCGCGACGAGCTTCAGCAAATTATGCTTGACGCGCAATTAGCGGCTGGCGACATAACAAAAGAAGATTACGATGCTGCTATGTTTGCTCGCGACAAAGAAAAGACGCTGAGGAGAATCAAGGAATTGCAAGAAGAGGGCGGCATTTCGCCAGAAGCTGCTGCAGCAACGGCTGATGCGGTGAGCAGGGCAAAGCCTCCTGAGAAACTGGAAGGCGTTGCGGCATGGGTCAAGAAGACGGAAGAAGAGCTTAAAGACTTCGAGGGCATGGCAACATCTGCCGCTGATAGTATTGCCAGCGAATTCGGCACTGCATTTAGCGGCATCCTTCAGGGCACCACGTCACTACAGGAAGGCTTGGGAAATGCCTTTAAGAACATTGGCAGCATGTTTGCTGACATGGTCATGCAAATGCTGGCTAAGTGGGCAATGCTGCAAGTGATGAAGGGGATCTTCGGCTTCGCCAATGGCGGCATTGTCACGGCTGGCGGAGGCGCCCCTGACGCTGGTGATGCAATGGACGGCGGAGGTGTTTTGCCGATGTTTGCAAATGGTGGCGTGGTGAAAGGTCCAACTCTTGGGATGGTGGGCGAAGGTCGTTTCAATGAAGCGATTGTCCCCCTGCCGAATGGCAAGTCCATTCCAGTGGAGATGGGAGGCAGTGCTGGTAGCAATATTTCGACTAACATTACAGTCAACGTCAACAATGGCCAGGTGTCTTCTAAGACCTCCGGCTCTCAAGGCAATGATCTTGCTCGTAATCTGGAGGGAGCAGTGAAGCAAGTGATCATGCGTGAAATGCAGCCTGGCGGAATGATCAGTAGCGGAAGGTAATCATGGCACAACCGATCCTGTTTAATTTCAACCCTGGCATCGCTGATTCATTTCGCGATCCGTATGATTTCTTTGAAAACGGCCTGACGCGCAAGCGCCAGCAGCGTGTGAGACGGTTTCAGCTTGGCGATGGCTACGAGCAAGTGACACCAGATGGCGTGAACAATTTAATCAATGCTTATGACTTGCGTACTCGTCCACTTACTTACGCCGAGGCAAGCTCGCTGGATGCAGATGTCCAGGAATTGAATGGCGACTTCTTCTTTGCGCGTTTCCCTCAAGATGATGTGCTTTATCGTTATCGACTGGAGCCCAATGAATGGAGCTGGGAGATCATTGCTAGCCGCCGACCTGAAGAAACGATTGGAGACCAAGCGCCTGCAACGCCTGCTTCTTTAGGGGCTCGCCTTAATGTGATCAGCTTTTCTGTCAAGCAAATTTACGACTGG